TCGCATTGATCCGAGCGGCATCTTCAGAAGAAATCAAACCCTGTTCACTCATCATGGTAGTACGTTGAAGCTGCTGAAGCTGTTGTTGTGCTTGTTGGTTGAACTGAAGCATTTCTTGTTTTGCTCTGGTGTCTATATCCCGCAGCATACGTTGGCTTTTGCCCCGCCCAACAGACTTTGCACTCCTGCTTGCTTCCTTCCATTGAAGGGCATATTTATCTTGTATCCGTTGTTTACCAGCCCGAATTTTTTCCTTCAAGGATGATTCAGGTGTTAAGTCACGTTGAGTAGTCGAAGCAGCAGGAAGTTGTCGGAATGGAAGCCCCCATCCTGGTCTTGCACCACCCGGTACTGTACCTGGCGTATGCCTAATTGTTAAACTATCTGTACTTGGTCCTGCCATTTTATACTCCTATTATTGAACTCCGTGTGGGAGAATAATTCTTGGATGGTTAGAAACAGTCGTCCCACTTGCAGTTAAACTGTACCCCCCGACTTTATCATTTATAGTTCTAATCAAAGGCCAATAAGCAACAAGCCCTAATGGGAAATGGTCAGGAGTATATCCTTTTGCTAAACTTGCCACTATTCTCTCGAAACCATCAGCTTTTAATACATTGGTTGCTCCCGGCCATACAGACAAATCCCAAATAGCTACCTCAGCAAGCATTCCTGATACTGGAAAAAGAGTAGAACTTCTGGCCTCCGCTCCTATAGACATTCTATCTAAATTAACAGGGGTGACGTTTGTTGCATCGGTTCCCTTTGAGCCGCCGTCAATAAAAGAACGTCCATCGGTTGATGTAGCCCATATACCACAAGCATGATGCCAAGTGTTGATAGTGTATCCTGTTGATGTTACGGCAGCCTGCGTGAGGGGATTATGCCAAGCTATTACAGAGAGTTTCTGGGCCAATCCCCCCGCCGTAAGAAGCCGCATCACAAACATATCATTTGTATTATCTTTATCTGCTATGCACATTATAGCATGAAAAATACTTGTGTCATTGCTGTTAAAATTACAAGCCATAGCAAGTGGAACCGCTGGCACTATAGCTTGGTTAATATACAATCGGTCAGTCGCGCCATCATCAAACAATCTGGACATTATGTTTCCTTAACAACAACAAACAATATTTCAGCATCTCCAGCAGCGTCATCACTTACAGCATCCCTTGTTATCTTAATTCGGAAAGATTCCCCCGCAGCAATACTGTCCATATCTGCCCCATCAGTAAAAGCTATACTCACGACATCAACCAATCCTGTTGTTCCTGGAACAGTTGTATTATCGACAGAATTTACTGCTGCGAAACTATCCCCATCAATATCGAGTTGTTGGTCTCCAATTCTTTCAAATGCCACATCCCAATCAACGGTATTGACCTCCGCAGAGGTCATCGCATAATGGATATAAACTGTTAATCCACCACTGGCATATCCAGTAGGCAAAACACCTCTGAATACAGCAGATTCATTGGTGGTAGCATCAAAATCCAGAACCGGATGAAGATTACGTAAATCAAGAGTTGCAAAATTAGCCGACGGCGGTTCATTCATTTGGGGGGTAAACACCAAAGGTCGTCCAAATCCAGTTCCACCCCCAGCTGCTGCTTTCCAAGTAGCATTTCCTGTCCCTGTATCTTTTGTCAGTACATGCTCATTAGTTGCACCCGATACAGCAGATAAAGCGTCTATTGCAGCCTGTGCTGTTATTTGGCCTGTGCCGCCTTGATTGACAGCTATGGTAGTGCCTTGCCAAGTTCCGGTTGCTATAGTACCCGTTGCGGTAATTGCACTCTGTAGATAATGCTCATTGGATGCAAAATTAAGTAAATTGTCGTGGTTAATAGTCGCTTCAAGGTCATCAGATGTTTGTTGCAACGTCCGTAATGCAAAGGCATTTGCCCCGGTCATTTTTACAAAACTTGGAGCAGCATAAGTCAACCCGGCCAAACTTAACAAACCAGCATCAGCAGCCTGAACATCAGTACCAATAACTAAACCTAAATCTGTTCTGACCTCAGATAAAGTACGAATAGCATATGTATCTTCTGCTGTTACCTTAATAAAACTATCGGAAGCGTAAGTTAAGGCTGGAATTTTTATTAGTGCAGTATGTTGAGTTAAGTTAAGGTGGTAATATTCGCCAGCTTGTCCGCCTTGTAATCCTGAAAGTGTATTATGTGCAGTCATCATTGTCACCTCTGCAAACTTTATATCAGTTACACCGAGCGTTATATCCCCGGTTATACAAAAATAAAACCTAAATTTTGTGAGAGAACCGTTCAGTGGAATACACTTCTTACCCTCAATTTCCGCTGCCGTATCTGCATCGTCAGCACGAGAAGCCGCCCCGCTCGCAGGCACAGTATATAAACCATTTGCAGTCTGGTCTGTTTGTTCCATAACAAGAACTCTGTCCCCTTCAACCAGAACATAATCATCAATCGTATCACCGGCTTCTAAAGCAGTTGATAAATCCACATTAGCAACTGTACCTATTGTAACATCTTCCCAAAATGCACCAGCAACCAACGCATCCGCATAAGATTTCGTCACACTATGAGAAACATTGGTCGGGTCTACACCGAGTAATACTTGATTAAATGTGGGAGTATCCGCCTCTCCTACTCCAAGAGATGTTCTCGCAGTAGTCGTAGATTCATAGGCAAATGCACCAGCACCAGTTGCAACTATAAACTGCCCGTCTGATACGGGAGCGCCTAAAGTATCTAAATCTTCCAACAATCCATTCAACAATGCTAATTTTGTATCTATTCCATTGTCGTTGGTAAACCACAAAGTAGTTGGGGCATCATTTTTAACCCACAACTGACCATAATCTGCTATATCTGCACTTGCGGCTGCTTGCTCAAGTAATAATAACGCACCTGTTGCTGGAAGAATCATTCTATCGTAGGCGATTCCGCCTGTACGAAATAATAAATCTCCTAAAGTGTCACCCCCTTCTCTTGAAACATAAATTGCAGCAGCATCATTCACCACTTCGGCTTCATCTTGTAGTTGGAAAATGATACCACCACCAAAACCATTTACCATATTACCAGATGTTGTTAATCGAATAGCAACTGCATCTTTGAAACTACTTGTATCAGTAGTAGTTCTTTCTAATATAGTTGATGGAGATGAAGCATGAACAACATGAAGTCGACCCCCAGGAATTTCTGTTCCGATGCCGACGTTGCCCGAAGTCCTAATAATAAATTCTGGGATTGCATTATTTGTAGTTTTAATTTGGAAGTCAGGACGGTTTGCAACAGGAGTATTATCTAAACCAACAAACCAATCTGCGGCTCCCCCTGTTGCAAATTGTAGAAAAGCATCATTTGTCGTAGCTGCTCTCTCTAATCTTAAACCTACACCTGCGGTTGTAGATTTAATATGCAATGGTTGACCTGGACTCGCCGTGCCGATACCCAACCTAAAATTAGTAGCGTCCCAGAACAGTTTATCGTTATCTTGAGATAAAACCCCACTCGCACCAGCGAATATAACTGAACCTTGTGTTAATCCTGATAGAGTTAAACCAGTAAGTGTAGGACTTGCCCCCGTATGATAGTCTTGTGGAAGCGATAAAGTAATTGTACCATCACTATCATCAGCAACAATAACTTGATTAGCTGTACCCGCCACCCAGTTCACAAGATCGGACGATTCAAGTGCTTTACTCGCATCAGTAGCAACAAGTCTGGATGCAGTTAAACCAGTTATAGTCAGACCAGTGAATGTGGGACTGGATGCACTGCCTAAATGTAACTTAATCTTATTGATAATAAGATCGAGCCGTTTCCAATCTTTAGATATGACTCTCGGTATGTCTAATGACTGGCCCATGTTTTACATCCAATTTGGTGCTGATGTCCCCTGATCGTACATTGCTGGAAATCGTTGTGCATTTCGCCCACGCATTGTTCCCCAATCTGTTGTTGATCCCAATCCCGATACCATCTTTCTTGGTACATCTGGTGTTCGAGATGCACCATAACTATATGCTGGTATATGGCTTACACCCCCTGATCTGATTTCACCACCGCCACCGCCACTGCCATCTTGTAACTGAGCTAAATATAATTGTAATTCTCTTAACTCTGTTGATTCTCTTGCACTTTGGAACATACCAGCTTGTGTCATCTCAATACCAGAAATTGCTTGTACTCTTTGCCCTTCTATGTTTAGTCGTGTCGGTGCTGCAACTTCCTCTTCGTATCTCATACCAAGTCCACCGGCCATAGTAGTACCAGCAAGACCAGCACCCACAAGATTCTGCATTCCCGCTGATACAGCTTTAACTCTGCCACGTTCCAATCCTGCCTCAACGCCTTTACCGAAACCGCCACCAGGTTGATAATATGCTATTGCTCTTTGTATAGCTGCACGTGCTGATGGATCTATCCCAGATGATATTGATGGTTTGCTTGGGCGTGCTATTTCTAACTTTCCAAGTCCACTATATGCCATTATAGAACCCTTCCTATTTGTTTAACGTCCAGGGTTAATTTTTCAAAACCCCAAGTTTCTGTTATTGTATTGTTGCCGATTTTTATGGCACCAAATCTACCTCGAACTTTCCTGCGGTCTACATTGCCTTTTTGGTAACCAGGACTACTGAATGTGCCGGAATATTTAGCTGTTGCCACTGTAATATCTTTAGTTATGTGTTCAGATGTTCTCGCAGAAAAAATTGAAAAATTAACATCATCTGAATCATCTCCCCCACCTGATATACCACCGGCAGATACAATATTTACATTACTTAATGTACCGTCATTAATACCATCAGATAATTGTATTGGTCCAAGAACTGCATAACTATCTATCGCTTGATTGGACTCGCCTATATCATCATCTTCAGCAGTTTTGTCAAATTTTCTGATATAACCGTCCTTACAACCTACCAGTAAATCCCTTAGAGTAGTATCATTAGCGGCATAATAAAACAGAGAATATGGTCCACATTCATCTGGATATGTTTCTGGAAAAAATCCTTCAGTTTTTAGATCATACCAATAATTAGAATTAGAACCATCTGATAATTTTGTTATACATATATTTATACCATAATCCCTTCTATCATACGCCATAGTAATACGATATGTGGATGGATCGGCACCTTCATCTTTAACTAAGTTTGGCAATGCTATTGTTGATAAACAAATTGGAGTTCCTGGAATAGTAGTTTTATAAAACCCATTCGTGCCCCAGAAATATAAATTCCCTGCACCATCCCAACACCAGCTATTAGCTCCGAAAATACCAGTAGTTAAATCAAGCCCACCAAGTTCACCACCGTAAGCTGGATCACCAGACATATACCATATAGAAGTGGCACAACCGAAGATTAAATAATCATCTTTGTATGATATAAGACAGCGTATAATATCACCAAGTTCACCAGCATCAGCATTACCGCCTTTTACTGGTGTCCCTGCATCACCTGCCACATAAGCAAAATCCCAAGGAAAAGCTTGACGAGCCATATACCACTGTTCGGGATGTTCTGGATCACCAGATAAAATCGTTCTGCCGCGATATAAAACACCGAGATATGCTTTGTTGGGCAGGGCACCATAAGATTTAGTCCCACCGCCGACAGTAAGTATTACATCTGGATAATCAGCCCAATCATACCAATGTGGTCCAGCTGTAACAGCAGAGATATTGGCATTAGGTATCGGACTTGGATTCATAGTGGCAGTGGCATTGTTGCTTGAAATATCAACAGTAGTATTAAATGCTGTAGCACTGCCAGCATAATATGCGTAACCATATATCAAAGTTTTCGTAGTATTAACAAAATCAACAACCATATACGCAATATCAACGCCACCTTGATCTTGTGTGAGAATGTCACCATGTGCGGGGGGTGAAGTCATCGCTGATACAGTTATTTTTGTATTAACAAAATCTGCTACTTTAAGATTAGCACCATTGACTACGAATACTTTCTGATAAGCCTCGAACATATTCAAATTATCGCTCGTATTTATAGCCCCACCAGATGTATCCAACTCAGTCATTGTCCCTGCACTCACTTCGTACCACACCTCGTCATTACCGACAGCAACTAATCTTTTAATAGTTGCTCTTTCATTTATTGAAACTTCCATTATATTTGTTCATACCAAATTTTTGAGTTTGCAGCAACCACAAGTCGTTTAACTACTATCATATTATTTTCACCTGTTGGAGTTCCTGTTGAGTTTCCATCCCCATCAAGTGTCACACCAGAAGGTAATGGTGGACTAAATGCCGGGGGGCCTACTGAAATTTCATAAACTTCGGTTACATCTAATTCAGGAGCGGCGGTAACTGAAGCCCAAAAAAGAAAAAATGTACCATCTTCTATACCTTCTGATATTTCAACTGTTACAGTTGACCAATCATCCCAACCATTATCTTCAATTATCTTACCAGGAGCAACTTGAGAGTCACCCCCTGAACCAGCAGAACCATTATCAAGTAAGGTATTAAGGTCTAAATTACCGCTCCAACCATCTAAATTAGGAAATTCAGCTAAAGCTGGCTCCCAAGGATTAGCAATAAGCCAATCTTTACAAGCCTCAGTAAATAAAACATCATGTGTTTCACTAAGATGTAATGCCCCAACTGCAAAACCATATGGGGAATTTTGCCTATACATTTCAAACGTATAAGTACCACCAGCTACCCAGACACCAGCATTCTGTACATTACGGAAATTCGACATATATCACGCAATACTTGAAACAGTACACATTGCCACAACCGGTTGTTCCGCCGCACCTACCCGCGTACCAGCACCCCATTTATCCAGGCCCGATCTTTGTCCACCACGTAACCTGTTAGATAAAGTATCATATGGTCTAATATTGAGTATACTAAACGATGTAAGACCAGGTTGTTTTTCAGTTTGAAAACCTTTATGTAGACCTTTGAGTGGAAATGTTATTTCCATATTATAATTCCAAATATGGGGACAGGACGCACCTGCCCCCGGATAGTATCTGCATGTCATTCATCCTGGCGACAGCGGCAGTCGTATCAATTAAAATCGTGAATGCGGTAGGCAATCTTGATCTTCATTGGACTATTACCAGTTGCAGGGATACCAATGGCTACCAGTTCTAATCCATCGTTAACATCCGTTACTACTCCTGCGGCTGTACCTAATGGTGCCATAACTGTATAAGCATCTGCTGTTTTGTGCAAGAAATTAGTACCAGTAACAGCACCACTTAAAGCTGTATTTCCTGTTACTGTCTGAACAGTTAAACTTGTATTTGTATCGTAAGTTGTACTGTTATAATCAATATACAGTACAGCCGATACAAACTCAAGAACTTTTTTAGGTCCAGGTGCGGACACAAGTAATTTAGGTGCAGTAACTAAAAGTTTAATTTCAGCAGAGCTAATATCTATGATTTTCTCATAGACTTTACCTGCGGTTTTGCCTTCAGTATCCGCGATCTGATTTTCAATATCATAAGCCATGAATGCTCTACGTGACATTATGATCTCCTTTCATTAACTTTCATTATAAGAAACATCGTTCCAACTGCGGCCATAATACCTACGACTTCTAATCTGGTCGCCAGTTAACATCGGTCCCAATTTACGAGGTGCCGATCTCGCATCTATTTTGAATGCGTTAAGTAAAGCTTTCTTGTGGTAATAATCTGTCCAAAATGTATCAAAGTGTTCGTCCTGAGATTCCATCTCTGTTCTGGCCAAACATGCTGCCTCGATAGTATCATCAAATTGATGTCCCGCAGGGTGCAGATTATTTGGCGGTTGTACAATATATTCAGTTGTAGTATCGGGCGTAGTAGTCAGATTAACAGTGAACACCCCAGATGCGTAATCAGTAACAGTAGCGGATTCACCTACACCTGTACCATTAATCACTTCCAATGTCCAATCATTGAAATAATCATCTGCTTCACTTCTGGCACTATCAGTCAATGTGGTATCAGCACCAGCAGTAGCAATTCCACTTTCCATATCCATACTATCAAAATACAAAGTATATGGAAACTGCACTGTATCAGCACTAATCGGTCGAGGATCAACCAGCAGCACCCACAATCTTGTCTGTGCCAGAGTTTCATCAACAGGTTGATACGGCACGATAGCAGCTTTCCTGGGTGGACCACCAATGATACTTGGAGTCCTGCGTGTCCTGATCTCCGCTTCGTCACACCAGTCTATCGGTGTGGAACGATTAGAACCAGCAGCATATTGAATCACACCATCTGCCGAACCACTGAAATTCGCTGGCAGAATATATTTAGCATTGTCACCAGCGTCAGTCGCTACAGACGTAATAGCAAATGTATCAGCCGCAGCCGGAGTTGTCCCAGTTGCATTGCCATCAGAGTCTAACCATTCAGTGACATCACATTTCCCAGTGGATGCTGTGTAGTCAGTGATACGTGCGTAGCTACCAGTACCCGTACCTGTGAGAATATAGACATACCAATCATTGAGATCGTCATTGGCAGTATAAGTAGCAGATAATGTGGCATCAGTCATCGATGTAGCATCAGCCGCATCAACAGTACCGGCCACCCTCGTTGCGAATGTCACGCTCATAAGCCTACGCATCCAACGCCAACCTTTAGGCGGTGAATCAGCCATGAACATGCTGATGCCGTTGTTGATATATCGCTTACACAAGTTGAAATTGTACTGATCTACTGGTATGTGGAGTTGCCCGGTAGAGCGGTATTCAGCTATACCGAGCTTCTCGGCCACACGCAACATCAGATCTGACATAGTTCTCGCGTTTGAAGGCTCGCTTGCCATTTATTTTACCTCTTCCATCTTTACGACACGCACGATAGCCTCTTCGTGTACCTCACCACCGAGCCCAGGACTTACTTTACCCTCTGCTGTTAGTTCCACCAGACGGTTCAATGCTTGTTTCAACACACCAGTTTCACGTTCATCTAATTCGATTGAATCTGCTGTGCAATCACGAATCTGTTTGGCCACACTAACGGCTTCTGCAATATCCTCGGCTGATTTGAAAATACCCATACTACGAAGCCATATACTGATATTATCGCGTAATGGATATACTTCGATCTTATCTTCAAGTTCACGGACCTCTTTGCCAGTCTTTTCATCTTCTTTAGTGACAGGCACTTGTACTGTTACACTATATTCTGATAAATCTAATTTGAACTTCTTCATTTCATTTCCCCTTTAACGTGGATTAATATGGTCAGCGGGGGCCGGTACCCCACGTTAAAGAGGTACCGACTTACCCGCCAGTTAATCACATCCTATGTGTTATCTGTGCAAACGATGTAATATGTGTTACTGTTAAACACAATAGGAATCAGAATATCAGAGGTGGTAAAAGTAAGATCTCCACTTGCTGATATTACATCAACGGCATCGGTTTCAATGTTAAACAAATTAACAAACCCATGATCCGTTGCAT